AGTTCATGAAATTTTTTACTCTTGCAGACTGTTCTTCTTTTTGTCTATTTACTACACCCATAATTTGAGTGTGCACAGGACCAGTCGCTGGAAGTAATTCTTTGTAAGCGTGTGCTTGAAATTGTGTTACTGCTTCTGCTAATACAGGGTGAGTTGCACCACTTGCATTTGTAAATGGTTGAGATCTGTTTTCGTACTTAAATCCTAATAAGTCTAGACCTTTTGTGTATCCGTCTTCCCAATCTTTTCTAGATGCTTTGTACTGCATATAGTTTTCATACAGCTCAGATCCTAAGCTGCCTAAAACATCGTCTGGTAAAAGGTCTGCTAAATTATCAAAATGTTCGTTTGTGCCTG